GTTGTCCGCGCTGTCCTGAAGCGTGGCAATGACAGTCTGCGCCGTTGGGCTGCCCGTGGCTACTCCAACTGCTATCTGGAATAAACCAGCGCCGAACGTCTGCCGGTCAATCCCCGCTCCGGTGTGCGTCGCCCCTGTGGAAGCCACAGGATCAACGTCACGCATGAGCTTAAGCTGCTCAGACAAGTCGCCCTGACTGGCACTGCCTGGATTGCTTCCCATGTGATCCTCCTATGCTCCTGTGTTATTTCACCTGAGCGAGTTTTTTAACGGCCTCAGCAATGTTGCCCTTGCCGTCAACGTACTTCGTCGCCTTGATCGCAATCTGGTCGGTCTCGAACGTGGTGAAGCCCTCAGTCGTCGAGGACACCTCCATCGTTCCGCCGTCGAAGATCGCGTAGGCGCGCTTGTAGTCCCCATACCAAATCTCGGACTCGTTCGAGCCGCCTCCAAGATTCGTGGGAATATCGTTCTGCTCCATCACTGGCGAGCCCAGGATAAACCCGATGGTATTCACCGGAACGTTGTCCGTGATTCCCTTGCCGCCAAGCTGTCCAATGTTCAGGAACAGCGGGAGCCCGTTGCTATCCTTGAGCTTCGCAATCAGCGCCAGGATCGTGTTATCCATCAAGTAGATCCCGTTCTTGCGGTACTGGCTCAACAGGTCGTGTTTGATATCCACCAGATCGTCGTACGCCAGATTCGCCCCCGCCTGGTTGCGGCTACCCACATTCGCAAGCGCACGCAATCCCGTCGGACGCCCCGAACCGGAGCCATCCATAAAGGTTAATTCCTCGGCGAGGATGATCTGCTCCGCGATCATGTCCGTCACAAGGTCGAGGATATCTACTTCCGACTCCCGCACCAACTCGTTGCTGATCTTTTCAAGCACCAGCATCTTGCTCAGCGACCAAGACAGGCTGCCAAACTTCGGGTTCGTGTTCTCGGTGCCAGTCACGTTCTCACCGCTCCACGTCACGTTCACCGTGCCGGTCTCCTGCGGAATGACGCCCTTGCGCCCCACACCCGTGAAGATGCGGGAGATGTTCCTGAACACAGCATCCTTCGTCAGCTTCCGCTGAACCTCGGCGATAAACTCCTCCGGGACCAGGAAACCTCCGCCCGCGCCAGTCGTCAAACCAAGCGCCTTCATCTCCGCTTTGTCGCAGCTACGCGGATTCTCCGTCAAAATGAAATGCGCCACCTTGTTCAACTGCTTGTGTGCCTCAAGGTCGCTGGTGCCGTGAATGTCCGGCATGGCGCCCATCGGAATCTTCGCCAGCACGTTCTTGAGAACCCGGTCCTCAAGCGCCGCGCCAAATGTTTTCAGTGCCTCATCGTTGATTGCATACTGCCGCAGGGACTTGATCTGTACCTCGACCCCGCGAAGCACGTTCTCAACTTGCTTCAATAACAACTTCATATCGTGCCTCCTTAAGTGGCCGAACCCTGCGTAGGTGCAAGCTCGGTGTGAATGTTCTTAGCGATATTCATAATGCTGCTCAATGTTTCCTGTTCCTCCTCGGAAGGCGGCGCATCCTCTGGCGGCGCATCTTCTGGCGGTGGCTCATCCTCTGGCTCGTCCTCCGATCCAGCAGCCTCAGCGGCCGCCATCAGTACATCGGTCAACTGCGCAACAAGCTCCTGCGCGACAACGATGTGCTCATGTACGTCCTTTTTCGGTGGCTCCGTCGGTGGCTCCGATGTTTCCTCGCCCGTCAGCGGGTCAAGCCCCTTACTCGTTAGCGCACTCGCTACCGCAGGGACTGGGACCGGGCTGATCTCCAAGAGTTCGACTTCCTCGCCTACCCGTAGAAGCGTATCGCCAAACTGCGCCTTTTCCTCTTCGTTTGGATCACGCGAGGCATGCGGGATAAACTGCACGCTGAACGCCCGCAAGACCTTTTCTTTGAACAGCGTGAAAATCTCCTGTGCGAATTTCGTGCTCGCAAACTTAGCCACGAACTTGAGTCCGCCGTCCACGATTTCAATACTGATGATGTGCCCAATCGGTGGCGGCATATTCAGGCTGTGGCACCAGCACATCACTGGGTTCGCCTTGAAACGATCCAGCCATTTCTCAAATGCCGTAGGAAGCATCAGGTAGCCACTGCGATCAACTTCTTTCACGCTGGCCCAGCCTTCCACAGTATGCGCCGTCGTATTCACACCGACCGCTTTGGCTTCAACGAACACTATGTTTCGCTTCACATGTCCTCCGTAATAAAAAAAGGGCGGTTGCCCCGCCCCTGTCACAGGATCGAGTCAACCGCCCTCAGGCGTTTTTATCGAATTAAGTTGTAAGCCGACCCGCTTGCCCTGATGTGTAGGCGCGCTGCCGACGGTTAAAGCCTAAACTTTTACACTGCCATTGTCAACCCCCATGAAGGTCGAGCGCGTATGAAATACCTTCACCTCGCAATTCTCAAGCCTATTCCGTCTTTTTGTGATGACAAGCTGTCCCTCATGAGGAACCGAACGCCAGTGTACGATGATAGCCCGTTCCTCATCGCTCACAAACAGCGGGCGCGTGCCGCCGGGAGAGTACAGCGTCGCGTCAACGGGCAGCATATCCGCCATTGGCCGCCGCTGCAAGACCCGACAACACACGCGAGATCAATATGGCCTTTGCAAGCCGTGGCACAACCATTCCCGTGTGGTTCGGATGAAACTGAATCTTATTAGCCTCGTCAATCGGAATGTTCTGACTGTTGCACCCATATTTTTGTCCAGGCCAAATGCTGCTATCCTCACAGCCGATTACATCGCAGACCTGGACCCCAAGGCCCTTATACGCAGCCACGTTCGATTGATCCATGGCACGCGCGGATTCGGTGCGCGCAATTAACTGTGAACGGTGTTGTGCGAAGCGCCCGTGTTTCCAATGGGCATCAAAGACTCCACGAATACCAAAATAGCCCTGGTCAATAGCACCATCAGCAATGGCAGTCGGACTGAGCCCACGCCGTATGCCGTCATCGAGAACCTCCCGCAATTTCGTCCGCGTGGTTTCGCTGACATGTGTTACTTTCGACGCCAGCCGTTGAATGGGTCCGTCAAATGTCGGCGAGCCCGGCTCAAACGGAAGCGTGCCCGGCCCTGGCGTGTAGCCCAGAAGTCTGGAGGTAACGCTAAACTCTTCCTGCATCGTGGCCGTGAAAGACAGCTTCATAGTCTGCTGCCACAGCTTGTCATCCTGCACAGGATCGAAAATGTCATCTACGGATTTCTCATCAAACATCTGCTGGTGAAGAGGTGGTGCCCACTTGAAACATATCTCTGCAAAATGCTCCGCCGACTTCCCGTGGAGAAACCTCTCGATGGTGCGCTTACCCTGCTCCAGGAAAAACTTCTGCACTGTGAGCCGCATTTTATGCGTCTGTACGCCATGCCGCATCCGGTAATGCCGCAAGAGCTTGCGCTGAAGCGGTGTGCCGCGAGGACCTACCAGTTTTCCTTCCACGCCATTCGTAGATTCATCCGGCGTGGGCGTCACGTCTGGCTGCTCTTCAATCGCAAACTGCCCCGGCGCAGCGGCGGGTTCCCCGCCAACCTCAAACAGCCCATTCTGAAAATACGTGAGGTCCATCGCGGGGTTGTCAATCTTCGGAAGCCCAGCGTAAATTGTCCTGACCTCATTCGGGGTGAGCGCACCAATCGCAAAATACTGTTGGGCGATTTGTGAATCCTCAACGCTATCCTCTTGAATCAGCTCATCAAACTCAAACTTCAGCGAGCCAAAGAGCACCGTAATGAGCGTAAAGGAATCGTTCAGCCGCTTGAGCAACGGCTGGATTGCGCCACGCTCAAAGAGCCACTTCTGTACGAATGCGGTCGCACGATTGCTGCCCTCGGTAATCCCAGCCTGAAGCGGCTGCAATCCCCAAATCCCCATGATCCCCTCACGGTTCGCCTTACGCGTTTGAATAAAGCTGGATTCTCTCGGCGTCGTACCTGCTGGCTTCCACTTCAAGCCTTCCTCCAAAACCGCCACCTTGTGCGACTTGCGAAATCCGCTATGTTCCTCCTGCCACGATTCCTTCAGGTGCCGCAGCGTGTCGTCATGAAGGCGTCCCTCAACTTCAAGTATGCTTCCCGGTGAAGCGTCGTTCTGCCAAAACCGAGCCATGTAATCGGCGGCTGCAATGTCCGAATCATACAGGCG